ATCAAGGCACATGCTTCACGCTCATGCTCTGCAACAAGTTTGGCAAACCGCTCGTAGGGCAAGTAGTCTCCTTCGTTGTATTCAAACTTGCGCTTGAGGTTGTCCTCGCTAAAGTTCCAAGCCATGTGCATCCACTTGCAGATGTCATCTTTGCTCATGTGTTCTTCTCCTCAAGAAACTTATCAATGGCGTAAATCAACTCTTCCCTATTCGTATATTTCTCATAAAAATCTCGGGCTTCATTGACAGACAACCCAATCCATTTACGCTCTGCCTTCTGCACCATAAACACAAAGTCCAGCAACCCCTCGTCCTTGAAGATCCAGCAACCGGAGTCATCTTGAAAAGAGTTCTTCTCGGCTAGTTCAAAGATTTGTTCGTCGCTCATTTATTTTCCCTAACAAAACGTTTTAATCATCTGGTTTCCAAGCAGTGCAGTTGTACAAAAACGTGTTAATCCTGCATGAGTAGATGTCGTTCCCACCTGAACAGTAGAAGACCTTTTCATTTGTGATCTTCACTATCTTCCTGTACTTGTGCTTTGCTCTCATCTTGTTGAATCGTGGGTAGTAGACTTCGCCTTCTTTAAGATCCAATATCTTTAGGTTTGGTCGCATCGTGTTCCTGTATCAATCTTGTTATGTACCAAACGGCTTTGTGTAGATCCTCTACCCCGTTCTTTCTTTTCCATCTCCATAGGTACTTGATGGCGTTCCCGATGCAATAACCCTCGAATCCGTTTAAACCATTACATGCCGCACGGATGGCATCTATGGCTTCAATGCCGCCATAGTTGTAGTGCGGAGGATGATTGACCATGTCTTTCATTTGAGCGCATCCGGAGGAGGAATTTTATTAGCCCACACACGAACACAGGTCAACTCCAATTCCATGCTTGGAGGATTGGTCTTCAGTGCATCCTTCTTGCCTTGCTCATATACCTCTAACATCTCGTACATGTTTGCTGTGGTTGCGTAATGGGAACCAATTAAACCCATGAGACCACCGGCAATGACACCCGTCGCTATTGGATACAAGAACTGCTTGTTTAGATATTGCCTCAATCTTTCTCTCCTTCTCGGACAACAAGTCTATAAACTGCGTTTAAACAATCAGCGTCATGAATGTTCTGTCTCATGCAGTCGTCCATTGCTTTCTTAATTTCTTGGGCAAACTCCAGCCGACCATAGTCCCATGAGTGATCCCACCCCCTCCAAAAGGAGGGGAGGTTCTCTGATGCGCTTCCGTAGTATTCCCTAAATCTTTCTTTTCTCGTATACATATCGCTCGTCTCGAATCTCTAGGTCAGCCATCAACTTGCGGGATAGGTCTTCGTAGTACTCGCTTCTTCTTCTAACGGCATCAATCTCCATCGCTATCGAGTGATACCGATTCTGAAGATCCTCCGACACTTCCTTTAGAAGTTTTAGCCGGTCTTCTAGTGCTTTTAGATCCATATTTTTTCTTCTCCAGTTCGTTGCATAGGAGTTGAGCCAATGTCTTGCCCGATGGGAAAGTCATCTGTGCCCAATTGCTTTTGGTAATCGCAGTCATTCCTGTGTCAAGTCCTGCATCAAAACCGCTCCGGTAGGCATCACTGTCATCTGACATACGGATGCGTAATCCCTCCCGAACCAATTCCGATACGGACTTCTTCTGTCGTTTTGCAAAGGTCTTGATGTTCTCAATCTCGTCCTTCATGACATAGACCATGACTGGATGTGCGCTTTTAAAACGGGACATCTTTGAACCTCCAGTTGTCGTACTCATGAACAAGGTCATCAAAGGCTTTCTGCGCTTGCTTGTCTCCGTTTAATGCTGTTCGTGATTCGATCCCGCACACGTCGTAGATGAAACGGGTTGCAGACGCTTCGTTTGCTTCACCCATCTCGTAGACCTGCACAAGAAATTCAAAAAACTTGGGAGTGCGGCAAAGGATTCCAGCCCTCTTGACACGATTGTTGTAGGGCATCGGCGTCTCGTCATCGTTTAAACGAACCATTGCCATCATGTATCGTGCCCCGACAAAATCTCGGAGCAACTCTTCCGGGATCTCGTCAGGATGAACCTTGACTGTCAAAACGTATCCAGTTGCGTCCTGCTTCAACGCAACCTTCAACGCTTCAAACTGTAGGGCGTTCACTGAGAATTCTCCAGCCCAATGTGGTGCTCAAGGTAGGAGATCACAGCACGGAATCCAACAATCTGATGCTTGAGGTTTGCAACCTCGGCATTCAGTGCCTCGACCTTGTCTTCAAGAAGAGTCTTGGCTAGAAGTTGCCCTTCCTTTTGCATTACATTGGCTGGTCTTGTGTTCTCCCATGCCTTGGGCGGACGACCACGCTTCTTGGGAGCGACAGACTTGCTTGCCTTCCAACGCTCTGTGTAGACAGCGTTGACAGGAACCTTGAGTTTCTTTGCCAAGTCTTTGGCGGCAAGGTCAGGATATTTAACAAGTGCTTTACGCACCTTCTCAGAACGGGAAGTCATCATCTTTCTCCTCTTTGGCTTGTGTCTTGTAGTCTTCGTACTGCGAACCACTGATGGAAAGGAAAAACTTTCCGGTCTTAGATTCACGCTTCCACCCTGCAATACCCACCCGGATCTTTCCGTTCTCTACCTTGAAGTCACTCAAGGTCAGGGTGATATCGCCCCGGTAGTCCGGTTGCTTGGGGTTCTTCTTGACTGCAACAGAGAAGAGTGCCCCGCTGTTTTTGTATTCCATCATTGCTCTCCAAACTTTTGTTTAAACGATGCGAACATATCCACAAGGCGCTTGTACTGATCTTTGTTTTCCTTCTTGCAAGAGTCGATGGTCTTTTGGTTGGCTTTCCAAAGTTCCATCAAGTCATCAAGACTTGTACAACTACCACCCCAATCCTTTGAATCCACGAACAATCGGTGCTTTGAATCGTCCGGGACGTAGCGACCAGCGATCAGGTTGTCGATCTTTTCCTTCTTTTCCTCCGCCTTTGGTTCAGCCTTTGGTTCAGCCTTCACCGGCTCAGAAGAATCGAGGGAGTCATGCTCCACCACCTCAAGAGCCGCTACCCACAGATAACGACGGATGTAGGTCTCGACCGCACCTAGGTTTTGTACGGGGTGACAGCCTTTCAACTGAGCCTCTGACATAGGACTGGTGATCACGATCCGATCCTCGGGCTTGGCTGTGTCAATGATCTGCATGGATGCCAAGTCACGATCAAAACTGATGACCGATGTCAGACCGACTTCCCTGAAGATCCGCAGGGCAGGAACAACAAAGTCACCCAACTCAAAGTACGTGTACCCCGCAAACTTGTTGTGACCGGACTTTTTGATCTCAGCCGAGTGAAACTTCTCTCGGGCGAGATTCAACTTCTCGTAAACGTTCATTCATCTTCTCCTTTTAAACTTGCTTGGTACTGCTTGCACCACTGATTGACTCCGCAAAAATTGTTCGTACAACGTATGGCTTCGCCCTTGCGGATCTCCACGAAACCCTTTTCCTTCTCTGCTAACGCTTCTGCTTCCTTCAGGTCATCCAAGACCCGAATAGCGGTCTTCCTGCCCTCCCGCTTGACTGCGTACTGCGTTGTTCGAATCCACCGCTCCTCTTCTGTGCATTCGGGAAGTGCGTCACCCCAATCGTCGGCAACCTTGGCGTTTCGGTGAGCCTCCAACCGCTCCCGGATATACGCCTCAGTCCTCTCTAGAGACCACAGGGGGAGTTCCAAGACTTGGATAGGGGCTGGAGGGTAGTCAGCCTTTTGGGAGGCGTCTCTGCGGCTCCAGTCACGGATCAGGGCGCAGATTTGAACACCCACAACCTTTTCCTTCTTGACTGTGCTCACCAGCCACGCATAGATGTTCTGCTGGGCTTCCCATTCAAACTTGTCCTGACGAATCGCCCATGCACTGGTGAACTTGTAGTCCGTGATGATGACCCCCTCGTCGGTCTTCTTCTGTAGATCGATAGCACCGGACAGGACGACACCATCTATGTCTGCGTTTAAACGCTCTTCGGTGATATGCCCTTTGACCTGCGAACGTTCTGCGACAACGTGCAGAGCCGATCCGAGTAGCGACCAAATGGAGTCGGCAACATCCTGCTCCAACTCCTCGTAGTGTTTCCTACGCAGACGCTGGATCTGTGGGGGTGAAATAATTTCGGTGACTGAGAAGTCAGCCTTGCCCTTGGTGTAGTACTCTCTTTTGGCGAGAACAACTAAAGTCTCGGGAACGTTGTGTTTATTGGTAATCTTCATAAAGCCTCCTAGCACGAACATGGAAAATAACATAAGCACGAACTACATGCAAGCGTTTTCTATCACTATCAAAGGTGAGCCAGCCAGCAAGGCGAACAGCCGCAAGATGGTTTACCTCCACGGCAAGCCAATGTTCATCAAGTCAGAAAAGGCTCTCTCCTACGCACGGGATTTCCGTGTGCAGTGTGGGGTTTCTCAGATGATTGAGGGTGACGTGGCGGTTCACATGAAGATCTTCTATGCGTCCCGTCGACCGGATCTTGATGAGTCACTGATCCTTGATCTCCTCCAAGGGGTTGCCTACGTCAATGACCGGCAGGTCAAGGAGAAGCACATCTATTGGGGGCTGGATAAGGAGAACCCGAGAACCGAGATCAGAGTGGAAAAAATAAGGGAACCCGAGGGTTCCCTTACCGACCGTTAGGTCTATCGTCTCGGAGGCTAATCAGAGAAGACAGGGGAATTATAACGTTCGTGGTTGTGCTGTCAATACAGGCAAAGGACAATCAGGGTGCGTTCATGAAAGTGGACGTTCATTCTTCTTCTTCGGGCAGGTTTAAACACCTGCCCTTTTTTTCGGACTTGACACAGCCGATCCTGATTGATTAGGATTCAGCCATCGGAAGTGACGCTCCGTACGAGACGAGACCCCTTGGGCCTCTCTGTCGCTCCTGTAGCCTGACAACTACGGGAGGCGTCACCGATGGAGAGACTCAAGGGGTTTTTTCATTTCCGATTGCGACTGTACTGGTCAGGGTAACGGACAGCGGTACAGATCAAAGAGCAGACTGTGGGGAAGTTCCTGAGACACTGCAATGGGATGGCGAAGCCAGCGTCCCTGAGAACGATAAGGCTGGCGAGTCATGTGCGGCTCCGAAGGGGAAGTCATGTAAAGGACTCAGACACTCGTCAGGGATGGCTGAGTCTTGCTCACCAAAGGGGAAGTTATACATTATGTATATACAACAA